CGCTCTTGGCTCGTCTACACTTGGTTGGTCGGGGTGATGCTTCTCTCAGCACCTGTGATACCGCTGCTAGCAATCCTAGGATGCATGCCGTATAAACTTGGTCGGTTGACGAAGTTGTACGAGGCAGCCGGAAAGGTTAGAGTAGTAGCAATTACTGATTGGTGGACTCAAGCGATGCTCAAGCCACTGCACAGTACTATCTTTGACAACTTAAAATCGTTAAGGATGGATGCTACCTTTGATCAGACCGGAGGCCTTAAACGCCTTCTCGAGATCTCCAAGGGCAGACCCATGTACTCCTTTGATCTTTCAGCTGCTACAGATAGATTGCCGGTGCTCCTTCAGGAACAAATCCTTTCAACCCTAGGGTTGTCATGGGCAGCTTCCTGGCGGGCGCTCCTTACGGGGCGTCCGTGGTATCTAGGGCGAAAACCTATTATGTATGCCGTCGGGCAACCGATGGGCGCATACTCTTCTTGGGCTATGCTTGCGCTAACACACCATGTGATAGTGCAGGTAGCAGCTTTGCGTGTTGGATGGAGCGTAGTCTTCCCATACTACTGTGTTCTCGGTGACGACGTCGTCATCGCCGATCATGCAGTAGCGGAGGCCTACCGAAGTCTAATGACGGTTCTAGGTGTCCCTATCAACATGAGCAAATCGCTCGTGTCTGAGAAAGGCTGCTTAGAGTTCGCGAAACGGTGGGTCCACCCTGATTGGGGAGAATTCTCCCCGATTGGGCCTGGACTTATCTTAGTAGTGATAAGAAACTTGCGCTTCATACCTCTACTTGTCAACGAACTAGTTGCTAAGAGCTTTGGCTTTCTTCCGATGCAAATGAAGGATGTCATTTCCCTCTTGGGTCTCCTCCGTCGTAAGACGAAGATAGACTCAATGGTGGTGACTTTACTAGCGATGGGACCCTCAGGAGGGCTTTGGGGTAGTGGCCAGTTAGCGGATCGCTCCGCAGCTTGGATCGCTGCCTACCACCGAAGTGTTGCTCCTGACCTGCTGAATCTATATGTATATTACGCAATCTGCGCGTATACAATAGTGCAGGCACGCCAAGCTGTAGATACAGTCTCGGCGGCGTTACGTGATCTCAGAGCCAATTGGCTCCGATATCCCGTATTCGGGTGTTCGCTAGTAATGGCGATCCTGTCGGCGCCATTGATGTTAGTCTCACCGGGGTTTTGGGTTCCGCTTCGGCTCCTAGATAAGGGAGTTAATATCTCCGTTTCTTGGAGACCGAAAGGCCCTACCGGTGAAGGGGTGGACCCATTCGAATGGTCAGAGCACGCTGCTCGAAACCAAGCGATGAAGGATGTGACTGAAACCTATATAGGTTCCGTCTCGGCCCTAAACTGGACCGACAGAGCGAAGGTGTTAGACCTATTCGCAGCACAAAACTTCTTGATTAAGGAAGTTAAGCGGCTGGAGAAGGAAGGTCTTGATACAAGGGGGGGAGACCTGGTGCCCTATGTTCCTGGTGGAGCGCTCAGTGAGCGTTCTGATGGTTGCGCTTAACCGCGCCACCGGAGGGATGTTTGCCTGATCTCGCACTTGGTCCTGTGTACCTGTCTTCTGCTCAGACATCAGAGCCCGACCGCTTCTGGGAAGACCCTTCTTTCCGAAGCGTCCTTTGGTCCACGCGGTGATGGCAAGTCACATCTGCTTGCCCGTACTCCCAAAAGGGTTA